TCCCGCAGACTGGCGGCACTCCGGCTTCCGTGTGGTTGAGGGTCCCGCCCTCGACATGAAGGGATTCAAACGCATTGAAATGGACCTCTCCAAGGTCAGCTTGGAAGCTTCGGACGAAGAGTTCAAGGCAGCTCTCCTTCTCGGCACATTCTGCAACTGCGTTCACCCCACGGGTGAACTTCAGGATCCCGTTGTACTCGCGGCTGCTCAACAGGAGATAGAATCATGCGAGGTATAGTCAAAGCTGAGTCCCTCTCCGACGCTATTCGTCACGGGCTCGATAATGGAATAGAAGTGCTCCCCATTCGCAAGGGTCAGCATGGAGATGAGTGGCATTGCAACATCAATGCTCTCTGTGTTGAGGACGTTCACCAATGGTATACGAGTCATCGCTATGCGAAGGACTCTGCTACGGGCTCCTACCCAATGGGAACGCTTCTGTTCTTCGACTTCGGCCTATTCTCCGTCTGATTCATCGTCTAAGCTCGATGGGGCGATTGCTCTAAGCCCCATCGAGCTCCCAGGAATCTTCAGGTGAATAATCGTTTTGGGCACTTCTTCATGTCCAACGAATTCCTCTGGCTTCCCGAACCAACGACGAGAAGCATGATCTCCCGGCCTCTTGAATTCCCTGAATACAAATCCCTCGGAAAGAAGGAGCTTTTTCCATTGTTCGCATTTCCGCCAATTTGAGTAATCGGCTTCTTTACCATTCTGTTCAAGGAATTGTCGTAGGGTGAACATGGGAGCTCCTGTTGGGTGAGTGGGTAGTGTAGCACGGGGCGCAACGGGAGTGCAACGGTTATAAGATCGTGTAAGGCGAAGTGCAACGGTTGCAACGGTAGCAACAATGAATTACGTATATTACGTGAAGTGTATTATCCAGTATACGAACGTGCACAATCACCCCTTGCCACGGTTGCACGCGTTGCACGCCGTTGCAACTCGCCTATTTTGAGCATTAAACGCCCAAAATGACGGGTTTCGGGAGCCGCGAACATAATTCCACGCCGTTCTATCCCACATCCCCGAATGATTCGAAATAGAGTATATTTAGATTCCGCGACTCGAGAGGGTCAAGACCCGGACCTGATAGCGACTCGCAATAAGTCGCGATGAAATCCAATAGTCAGCCACTATCGGCTTGGACTTGTCATAACATGCCATCTTATGTTACCTGACGTCCAAGGGCACAAAGTGACGCTCTTGGGCACAAAGTGACAATTTTGGGCATGATGCATCGCAATAACTGGCAAGGGAGCGTCCGGCTAGGCTGGCACGCACCTTGCATGTATCTTAGTGCCAGGCAATACCGCACGGCACGACAAATAGGTGTTTTATGACAAAGAAATCCAAAGCCGATACGACCAGCACTGAAACGGTGCAGCCCACGACTGTTGCTTCCAAGCCACAGGTTATCCAGGTGAAACCGGGCATTGTGTCGCGTGGTGCCCGACAGGCATGGTACGAACTGGCCTGCAAGTACGACGGCAAGCCCGTTGCCGACATGCTGGCCGACGGCAAGGCGAACCCGCCCTCCCACTATACGGGTCGCAGCAAACACGCTGGCGACGCCCATAGTGCCGAGGGTTACTTGCGCGGACTGGTGCGCCGGGGATGGGTGACACTGGTGTAGTACACCGACACACCTAGGAGCCGGCCCCTTAGGGGCCGGCTCCTTTGATTATGACAATGAATGTTGCACTGCAACACGAGGCATGGTGGTCTGTCATAACGCGTCCCTGGAGAAAACATCCCCCCGGAGGAGGGTTAAAATCAAAACAACAAAAACAATCACTCCACCCACGAGTCAATTTTCTTCCCATTCTCCATGTGTGAGATTATAGATGCTATTGCTTATTCCGGGTTTTTCGCGTATGCTTCGCCCTCATGGACCTCGTTCCCACAGAAACGAAAGAACCTGACGTCGTCATACAGTACGAGGGCCTCGCTCCGTTGCTCGGCGAAGCCGCCAACAGCGCTAGACGTCTAGCACAGTCTGTCGCTGCGAAGACTGTCCCAAAGAAGCAGCGCTTCCTCTCTGCCATGGATGATACGTTCGACCTCATTGGTGGAGTACCGAGATTAGCGGTATGGGCTGACCAGAATCCAGACGAGTACTATAAGCTCTATGCGAAGACACTCCCCACCCAGATTCAAGCTTCCATTGAAGGAAAGCTCCAGCATATCATTCGCCCCGCACTTCCACCGAGCGCACTAGACGCAATTGAAGGAGAATTCGTTGAGCAACCGAAGTGAAAATGAACTCGTAGAGATCTACGGCCGAGAGAACGTCCGGGTCAACGAGAAGGGTCGCCTCCAGGTCCAGGAGGAACACTTCCACCGGCCCGGAGGCCGAGTGGTCGAGTGGGTAGAGGCTGACGATGCCCTTCCGCCAAGTGACCCGAGTGATCCCATCCAGCAGGAGTCGGTGGTTGAGCTGGCGGACCCGGTGCCGGAAGAGGCTGAGGATATCGAGGATGCTGAAGAAGTTGTCAGCCCCGAAGGGGATGCAACGCCGGAGAAAAAGAAGCGCTGGTTTGAGTGAGCAAGATTCCCGAGGTCCAGACCGTTGATGGAGAGGTAAGAGTTCCGTATGCGCCGCGCATCCAATTCTCCCCATTCCATCAACGGTCGCAGCGATTCAGCTGCATGGTCTGCCATCGGCGGGCCGGAAAGACCGTGGCGTCAATTAATGAGCTTATTGCTCGTGCTATCTATTCGAGGAAGAAGCGTCCCCGTTATGGATATATTGGACCGCAACTCAAGCAAGCGAAAAAGATTGCTTGGGAGTATCTCAAAGAATACACTCAGGGGCTCTGTGACAAAGTTTCAGAGTCTGAACTCTATGTCAGGCTCAAGCACAATGGAGCCGAAATCTGCGTCTACGGGGCGGATAACCCTGACTCCTTCCGAGGCCAGTATTTTGATGGAATCGTTCTTGACGAGTATGGGGATATGTCCCCTTCGGTCTGGGGCAAGGTTCTACTTCCAACGCTCGCTGACCGCAAAGGATGGGCTGTTTTCATTGGAACATTCAAAGGGAAAAATCACTTCTATAAGATTCACCGAAGAGCTCAAGGGTTAGACCTCAATCCGGGCGAAGATGCAAACTACTTCCGGCAGAATTGGTACAGTTTCCTCCTCAAGGCTTCGGAGTCGGGGATCCTGTCGAAGGAAGAGCTCCTCCTGCAACAGATGGAGCAGGACGAAGAGGAATATCAGCAAGAGTTTGAGTGTAATCCAAATGCGGCCGTCAAAGGGACGTACTATGCCTCCATTATCGCCAAGCTTGAGTCCGCAGGTCAGGTCTTTAATTCTCGGGCAGACTGGGACCCGGAGTTCCCTGTTGACGTGTGGTCCGATCTTGGAATCTCAGATTCCACCTCTCTGTGGTGGACCCAGCGACGTCCCGACGGCTACGCAATCATTGATTATGATGAAAGCCATTCTAAGAAGCTTGAGTACTACTCAGACCTCCTAAAGGACAGACCATACCGCTATGGAACGATTTGGACTCCCCATGATATCCGTGCTCGTACTCTACAAACAGGTCGAGCCACAATCCAACTCTTTCTTGAGCAGCTGGAAGATATTCAACGATTCGATCGCACGAGTGAAGATCCAATCGTTAAGATTATCCCTAAGCTGGCCGTCCAAGATGGAATCCAAGCAGTTCGCAAAATACTGCCAGAGTGCTACTTTTCGCAAAAGACCACTGACGGTGTTGAAGCCCTTAGAGCTTACAAGCGACTCTGGGACGAAGACAGGAAGATATTTTCAGACCATCCGGATCATGACTGGGCATCCCACGGATCCGACGCGTTTAGAGGTTTTGCCCTGATGGCTAAGGGTCTATTCACAGTAGCTGACGTAGATGCGAAGGCAGCCGCAGCGAGAGAGAAACTTCCAGAAATTCAACTTGAGCCGCTGTTCGCAGATCGTGAACGGCGTCTTCGCATGAACAGGGGTAGAGTATGAGCAAGAAGAAAGAGTTCACAGACGATCCCTCTGGCTATGCCAAGAGATGGACCGCTGAGTTCGCAGCGGCGAGGAATAAGCCGTATAAGAAGTGGAAGGAAGAAGCGAAGAAGGTCGTCCACCGCTTCCTAGATGACAAGCGCGGAGAACAGGAGACTGTTGGCGAACTCCAGTCAAAGTTGAATCTCTTCCACTCCAACGTCATTATTCTGCAGTCAATGCTCTATGGTCGTCTACCCAAGGTAGAGGTTGACCGCACGTTTGCAGATGCTGAGGATGATGTAGCACGCGTCGCTGGCGTAATGCTCGGGCGAATGCTGAATCAAGACATCCAGGATGCTGGAGAGGATTATTCCACTGTCCTGCGTTCATCCCTCCAAGATCGCCTCCTGCCCGGCATGGGCTCGGCACGCATCAAGTACGACTTCCGGTCGGAGCAGCAGGCCATTGATCCTATCCTTCACCCCGAGACAGGGGAGGAGATGGCTCCAGGGTTCGATGATGAACAGATTACAGAGGAGTGGGTAGACACTGTCTATACTCACTGGCAGGATCAGTTGTGGTCTCCTGCGCGCACGTATAGTGAGCTAAGGTGGAAGGCATATCGTTCGTTCATGAACAATGACGAACTGACCAAGCGCTTCGGGGAAGAGGTAGCTGAGGATCTCCCAAAGAAGCCAGCCGCAGCGGCGGGGAAGCGAGAAGGGGAGAATGCTGACGAAGTCGACATTGATCCGCAATCAGAGGTTTGGGAAATCTGGGACAAGCGGAGCCGTTGTGTCTACTGGTTCGTAGAAGGCTACGACAAGACACTGGATAAACAGGAAGATCCTCTGGAACTGGAGGGATTCTGGCCTGATCCGCCGCCAATGATCGCAAACCTGACTACGACGCGCTACATGCCTCGTAGTGATTACGCGATTGCGCAGGATCTCTACTGTGAGATTGACAAACTCCAGACGCGTATCAGCATTCTGACTGATGCCTGCAAGTCCATCGGATTCTACGACAAGCAGAATGCTGGAATCAAACGTGCCATGGAGGAGGGCGTTGAAAACGACCTGATTCCAGTGGACAATTGGGCGATGTATGCCGAGAAGGGCGGAGCGAAAGGCATCGTTGATTGGGTGCCGTTGGAGAACGTCGCCAACACAATCAGCACGCTGACCGAACAGCAGAATCTTAAGATCCAGCAGCTCTACCAAGTCACTGGCATGGCAGACGTCATGCGTGGTTCCTCTCAGCCGTATGAGGCTGCCGCGACTTCGAAGATCAAACAGGAGTCTGCTTCGGTTCGTGTTCAGGCTCTGCAGGACGACTTTGCCCGGTTCGCTACGGACCTCCAAAAATTGAAGGTCGAGGTTATCCAGAACTTCTTCCAGCCCTATTGCATCATTCAGCAATCCAACATTGAAATGACCGCTGATGGTCAAGACCCTATGTTGGTGCAGAAGGCTGTGGAACTTATCAAGGATAAGAAGAGAGCACAGTGGAAAATCACAGTTCGACCGGAGAGCCTTGCGCTCATTGACTATGCGCGCCTGAAGGGCGATCGCATGGAGTATATCAACGCTCTTGCGATGTTTATGCAATCCAGTGCTCCGCTCGTCCAGCTGGATAAGAAGATCGTACCAATTCTTCTGGAACTCCTCAAGTGGGGTCTCGCCGGCTTCAAAGGGAGCAACGAAATTGAAGGAGTTCTGGATAAGGCTATCAGTCTCTTCCAGAAACAAGCGGATCAGCCAGATACCAAGTCAGATCCTGCTCAGCAGAAGATGCAGATGGAAATGCAGAAGATGCAGGGCGAAATGCAGATGGCCCGTGAGGAGCATCAGGCTGATATGATGCAGACTCAGCAGAAGGGTCAACTGGCTCTGCAGGAGATGCAGCAGAAATTCCAGCTTGAAATGGCGAAAATGGGCCAAGAGATGAAGCAGGATCAGCAACTGTTCCAACTCGAACTTAAGAAAATGATGATGGAACTCTTCTTTAAGAAGCAGGAACTCCAAGCTGATCAACAGGCGCAGGCGCAAGAGCAAGCGACACAGTTCGCATTCAACACAGCGGAGAAAACACATGAGGCGAACTTACGTCTACAATCCGAAAAGCAAGGAGATGGAGGAGGTAACGGCGCGTCAGCCCAATAGCTCGGGCGTCATTATCATGGGGGACATCCAACCCTTCAAATCTTCGGTTGACGGAACAGTCATCACTGGACGTAGAGCCCTTCGTGATCATAACAAACGTCACAACGTGACAAACCCGGCGGATTTTAAGAACGAATGGAAGCAGAAAACTGAAGAACGGAAGAAAGTGTTCACGCCGGGAAGTGGATTCGATAGAAATAGACGAGTTGAACACATCATGGCGGCCCTTGACAAGCATAGCAGAGGAAAATAACTATGAATGAGAAGACGCGACGAGAAGTACTCATGGACGCCCTGAATGGGGACGACCCGGAGAATGACAATGGCGAAGGACTCGATACTGGATCTACCGACACCGGACTTCATACTGACGACGCCGGCGGTGATGGCGATGCTGGACAAGATACTCAGCAAGCAGCTACGGATAAACTGGAGAAATCTGGGGAAAAAGACCCAAAAATCAAGTGGTCCGGCGAAAAAGACAAGAAGGCGGGAGAAAAAGATCCTTACGCCAAGGAAAAGGTCGCTGCGGACAAGCCAGATCCCAATAAACAGAAGCAGCAAGGACAGGAGACCGATAAAGACGGTCAACAGCAGACGCAGCAGGACATAAAGGCTCCAAATTCGTGGAAACCGGCTGCGAGAGAGGAATGGGCGAAGATTCCCAAGACTGCTCAGGCTGAAATTACTCGTAGAGAGCGTCAAATTCAGCAAACTCTGTCTGAAACGGCGAATATTCGCAAGTTTTCCAACGATCTTGCGAACGTAATTGCTCCTCATTCCAATCTCATCCGTGCACAGGGCTCCACACCCCTGAAGGCGATTGATAATTTGATGAGAACGTCAGCTGGACTGGCTACTCTTCGTGGACGTCAGCAGGCGAATATCGTTGCCCAAATTGTTCGCAACTTTAGTGTTGACGTCAAGGAACTCGACGCTGCTCTGGCTGAAGTACTCGGCGCAGGCGGTGGAGAAGGAGGCGGACAAGGCCAGACGAATGGAAATCCAGACGTCAGTGCAGCGGTTGCCGAGGCTATGAGGCCTTTCAGCGCCTTCATGGGAAGTGTTCAGCAGCGTGCTCAGCAGCGTGAGCAGGAAATCCAGCAAACCGCCGAAGTTTCGGTTGAAGACTTCGTAAACGACCCGAAAAACGAGTTTGCGGTTGATCTTGCTGACGAAATGGCTGACATCATGGAGATGAAAGGTTCCAGAGGACAGAAAGTCACTATTCAGCAAGCCTACCAGATGGCAATTC